CACCGACAGCAGCACCTGCTGGGCCACCAATAATGCCACCAATGCCTGCACCAATCGCGCCTTCAGGGCCACCGAACACACCACCAGCAGCAATTGCACCAGCGGTTTGCGCCGCACCTCTTAGCCCACCACCTCGTCTGCGTGTTTGTACTTTTGCAAGTTGTTTGTCAAGTCGAGCAGCCTCAGCAGTAGCTTCCTTAAATTCTTTTGAACCAATCTCTACGTTTCTTGCAATATCCTTCCAAGCATTTGCATATGCGTTCAGATTGCCAATAGTTTGTTTTGTAGTTGACTGTACTTTTTTTAATTCAGCCCCTAACTCTTTAAAATTTACTTTTGCCGGTTCTGCCGCTTTTTTGCCAAGATTTGTTAACGCACCTTGAAGCTGCTTAAGATCGTTTTTGCCAACGGCTTTGACGACAACCTTAAGTTCAGTGGTGACGTTAGCCATCAGCTTTTTCTCTTGTTAAAGACGGACAGTGCGGAGGCTTCCATAGCCTGCAACCCTTCAAATAGAGTTACAGGGTCTTGTACTGAATACAGTTTACAAAGCCAATCCAGCGGTGCATAGTCCAAGCCAGTCGGTCCGGCAAAGCCAATGCGCCATTGCGTTTGCATCCTGAGAAACATCATCACTGTCTCCCAGTTTTCTTCCCAGACCTCAAAGTCTTTTTCAGCCGCTTCCAAGCCTGCCTTTGCTATTTGCTCTGGCGTAGCACCAAGAGCCGCAAGGTCAGATTCACGCTCGTCAATGACGCCGCCTTGTACCCAGTATTTAGCGGCTTCTGTTAGTTTTTTGCTTTCTCTCCAGTCAGGCTTTCGGTGTAAGCATTGACGATGCCACGAAGCACATAAGGATCATCAAACAAGACTGCCTTTAGGTCTTCAGTGAATGGCAAGTCTTCGCCATCTTCGTCCTTAATGCCTTCCCAGCCATCAATAATTGAATCGACAAGTTCATCGTCGCCCCGCTCAATCAAATCATTAAAGGCTGAGCGCGACATCTTGCGAAAGACTGCCGTGAAGGTTTCTTTCTTAAAGCGCCCGCCATCAATTGGCACTTCAACTGTGACGGGCCACTTGTAAGTCGAGTCTTTCTTGAGAACGAAAGCCATGTGAATTAGGTGAATGCCAAGCTGAATTCGTTATTGCCAGCAGTAGTCGGCAGAGCCAAATACGGCATTGACAATGAAATCACACCGTTGGTGTCACCATACGATACTCCGGTGATGTCAGTTTGAGCCATCGTCATGGTTACGATGTTTCCACCAGTCGCTCCGAGCACAATGCTGCTGCTAGCGGTGGAAGTGCCAACTGCTTTAGCAAAGTAATCTGCAGTAGAAATCGAAGGTGCTTCAACAACAGCCGTGCCACCTGGGACGCGGTTGACGATATGCACTTCTTTGTTGCTCAACGTTTCCTTGTAGAACACGTCATTGTTCAAGGCAAGGTCAAGGCTTTCAATGCGAACGTCAGTCTCACCATGGAAGGTGGCGGTTGTCACATTGGTGTCATTGACTTCAAGTGCTGCGGCTTGGTTGGCAACAGTGAAGGTGCCTGACAATGCAGTGCTGTCGGGAGCGTTGTAGATGCCGATAAACTCAAAATTGGCAACAGCTAACTGCCCTGCGACCAAGTTGAAAGTGACTGTGCCGCGACAACCGGTGATCTTGTGGCGCGTGCCGTCGTAGAAGCAATAAATAGTTGCAGAATCAAAACTGCTGCTAACACCTGCATAAGTAACACTTGTGTCGGCAACAATTGTTTCACTCAAGCCACATGCCTTCAAAAGAGGTCCGAAAGCAGGTGCAGTTCCAGCAGTGCCAGACCCAGCAAATTCAACACCAAAAGTCACGCTAACTCGCTTGTTAGCAACAACAGTTGCACGAGTACTGTTACCAATAAAGCCTTGAAGAGTGCTTGATTGAACGTTGTCGGATTCAATCGGCGTCAGTTCCAGATCCGTTACTTGGATTGCGTCATTTCCGCCCACTGGACTTGGATCGGTCCCGTAAGTTGATTCGATCTTGGCGATCAGAAACTTTTTCCGAGTCAGTGCCATGGTTTTGCTGGGCAGAGGTGTTTTGAATCAGTTTTAACTCACCTGTTTCGGGATCAAACAGATAGCTGCCGCCCGCACCAGGATTCGGAACCTGCGAATTAATTTTAGCCATAAATCAACCCGAGGTCAGGTCTGTTCTGCTAGTACGATAACGAACCAAAAAATCTTGGCTAATTACTCCAAGTGGCACATCAGCCTCATAAAGTTCAAAGTCTGTGCGATCAGGTGTCAAGTCAAGGGCGTAGCCGTTTACCGTTTGATCTGCCATCAACAACGAATGAACTTGTTGCGTATAGGTGTCCGACGAATCATCAGGAACAGCAGCACGAACAAGAGTTGTTACCCTGACACGCATTGACCAATCAATTTTGTCGTAAAAGTTGGTATCAGTTGGCTGATCGTTTACAGGCTCAACAATAATTGCTGGGACTTCACCGCGAGCAAGAGGCTCTACCCTACTGCGATAAACAGTGGCACCTGTTGCAGAATCAAGATTGCTTTTAATGCGAGCCAAAATTAGCTCACGGCGTGTATCAGTCATTAGTTCACCATTACAGACCCAGTAAAGCTTTCGCCTGCACCAATATTACTTGCAGTTGATCGCACAAAACGCATCGGGCGACCATTGTAAAAATGAGCGTCAGTGCCGGACTGGACATGCGAATGCTCTTCTAATTCAAACCAATTTGTGTTATCAAGTGATCCTTGATGTGACACTGTTATGCTAGTACCAACAATTGTGTCAACGAAAGTAAAATTAGTTCCATTCACTTCGACAGCAGGAGTGCTTCCGTCTGCAGTCAAGGTGTCCCAAAAGTGAATGTTATATTTGTTGTCGGAGCTAAGTCCGTAAATGCGTTCAGCCATCAATCCTTGCTCAACAACAGTTCAGAAAAAAGGCCGTCATCAACAGGGCGATTTTCGCGCACTGTATAAGCAGCAGAATCAACAGTGATAGACGTGCCGCGAGCAGCACTGCTTACATCAGAGGTTTTTGCAGTTAGCAAATACTCCCGACTTAAAGCAACACCACCCGCGATCACATCCATAGGAGAATCAAGAATACCCTTGAATTCTGCGCCAGCGCCAATTTGGCACGTTACAGCGAATTCGCTAAGACTCAGAAATGCAAGGGTATCGTTGATCATGATCAGCCGTACTTCTTAGAGCCAAGAGCAACGACGCTGACAGCACCAGCACCACTGCCACCAGCAACAGTGATCACGGCACGGATGTAACGACGAACTTCGTCGCTATTGATGCGCAGGGTTTCGCGCAAAGCGGTGTTGGCAGCAGTGGTCGTGAAAGCAAGACCAGAAACATCAGCAAAAGAGCTGTTGTCTGCAGAGTCCTGAATTTTCACTGCATAAGTGATGCTTGCTCCACCAGCTTCTGCATCCAGCACGGCCATGATGTCGCCTTCATAATCGACGAGATCAACACCAGTACGGTTTACAGTGGTGGTCACCACATCATTGGCGGAAAGGGAAAGAAGCTCAGTCCTTGTCCCCAGATTCTTGATGGTCATTAGAAACCTTCCGTTGACGTTTGGGTTTTGAGGGTGGCTTTAAGCCACATTGAACAGGCTTTTCTGGTTCAGTAAAAACCACAGCGCAATTGCTGTTGATGAGGATCGCGGCGTCGGAAGGGGAAGCCTCATGGACCTCCCCAACACGAACCACCTGACCCGCCAGCACAACCTGTTTACGGATCTCGATCTTCATAATCAGAGGGTGTTGTTACCGCGTGAGAAGGACTCACCATGACGTGCAGCCACGTCAACATCCTGCAGAGCCACCACACGGACGGTGCCGGAGGTGCTGCCGGTGTAAGGGTCAACCATCAGATCAAGGCCAGAGAAGTAAGCCATGATCAGGTCGGAGAAGTTACCGAACCACAGATCGTTGCTTGCGACTTGGTTTGAAACCACAGCGCGATAACCGTTGACCTCGTCATCCATGTAGATGAACTGAGCGGTGTTGCTGGCCTT